TACAGATATTATACCATACAAAGAATAAAAGGTATAGCCCAAAATACCCATAATGGGCAATAAACCACGGAACTGTGGCTATAAATCAGGTCAAAAAACCACTCTGTTTTTCTATCGTTTTGGGCAATTCGCAAAAATTGTGGTATAATATCTACAGGGTAAACTATGAGCAGTAATGAGCAAAGAATCGAGGTAGCCTCTATCCCAACAAGGAATTACAAGGAGGTCATTGAAGTTAGAGTCCCCACAAGGTTTTACTAGAACCCAGATGGGAGTTTTGATGGTATTGAGTTTGGGGAATTTAGGACTAAGCTCCAGCCTTGGGAGGAGGATATGGTGAGACGGTGCCTGGAGGAAGTGGGTGAGAAATTAGCCAAACTGTAATTATCAATGAAGTATATTAAGTATCTCAACTATGTAATGAGACATAAGCTATATGTGGCAGGGGCCTGCTGGCTATGTGCTATTTATAGTTTTTCTTTTCGGTTGGCGTGGCTTGGTATAGTGCATGACTGGAGCAAATTACTACCTAGTGAGTTTATTCCCTATGCCGGGCATTTCTATGGCAACTCTGGCATGAAAGAGGGTCGTGACCATACTGGCTATTATGAGCCAGCAGAGACAAAAGATGAGGCTTTTAAGCACGCATGGTTTCTACATCAAAACCGGAACAAACATCATTGGCAATGGTGGGTAATACCAAAGGGCGATGGTCAATTAGAGGCCATTCAGATGCCCCTGCATTACCTAATCGAGATGGTGTGCGATTGGGTAGGTGCAGGCAGGTCACTACGAACTAAAGGTGTTGATGTCTGGTATGAAGCCAACAAAGGTAAGCTCCTCCTACACAAAAATACACGGTTGATGGTGGAAAGTCTTGTGTTGGTATTTAGCCACAATGATGTGGAACACAAACAAGGCGAGAAAATCATGGATTTAGCTTCAAAATTATAGCCCACTTCAGTTATTCTGTGCCATCCAGAAAATCAACTAGAAATTTTGTTCTAATTTTACCCCTCATAGCTAAAGGGGGCTTGACAAAGGTTAGGCATACTGTTACACTATACCTAAGTAAGAAAGGGGGGCTACAAAAATGACAAACAGGAAAACAATTATACTGATAATACTCTCCACAATAGTAGCCTACGGAGCAACCTTGGGCATAGGCCATGCCACCACAAACGCCATAGTAGGGATAATATCTGGTGTAGCATTTGGGTTAGCCGTGGCGGTGGGTGTCACTGCGGTTGTAGCTTGGTTGGCAGTTGGGAGGCTAAGGTGACGGTCCCGCTACCACCTAAACTCAAGTGCCTCCGGTGCGGATATGAATGGCTCCCACGCCAAGCAGAGGTCAAGCGCTGCCCGAAATGTGGAACTCCATACTGGGATAAGCCGAAGAGGGAGGGGAAATGACTACGAAGCAAAAGAGTCTCTGGGGAATCATCGTTGCTTTAGACATAGTCCTGCTGGTACTGATAAAACCAGTAGTAAGTGGCTCCATCCCTATCAATTCATTCATTGCCGGTGCGATAGCAATAGCCTTAACTAACTTAGTATTGGCAATTTTAGCAACACCAATGCCCGAAAAGAAGAACAATGAAGATTCGGCAAAACAAAGCTAAAGTTAAGCCCATTTCAGGCTTTTTGGGCAGTAAGGAGAGGACAATGACCACCAAAACCAAAACAGTAACTAAGGAAATGAAAGAGAGGTGCTTGGACTTTGCCAAGCACTATATCTTCAAAGGCAGGGAAAACCTAACTGAAGCTAGACGCAAAAAGCTATGGTCAGATGCGGAGTGGTTTTTAACCGATTGTCTTGAGGAAGGCTACACAAGTTGGGACTGTTCAGCTAAAGAGTCTAGCTATGCACCCTGCGACTGGTTCCACGAGCGATTCGATGAGATGTATTTCCCAAATACACCAAAATGGGATAGGCGGTTTGAGGCTGGAGAAGAGCCCCGCTATCTCAATCAACTCGAAGTGGTCTGCCGACTCGCTTTTGATGTCATAGACAATATGCCGGGAGGTGTTTGGGGAATTACTCTCGGCGAGTTGCGGAGAATGTATGATGGACAAATCCCACCTTGGCTCAATGAAGGATGGCTGGATAAAAATCAAAACCCTGTAGACCTTAATCAGGATGGCAAAGATGAGGACACTATTGCGATTTAAAGTCCATATCCTAAAACGGAACGATACCGTTATAAGTGTCCTTACTATGGGATATTCCATTTTGATTTACCTGAAGAACAGCGAATAATAGATAATTGCTCAAAATGCTTGTTCTGGGCAATAGAAGGGAGATTAATATATGAGAAGGCATCCCATACCAGTGGTCGCAGGCTGTATAATGAAGCAACATCCTCTACGAATCTTGTTACATAAGAAAAACGAGTCGAAGGATGAGCATGGAGTCTTACGGAATCCAGAGCTAGTAGGGCTTTGGGAGTTCCCCGGTGGCATTATCGAGGGTAGCGAATCACCACAGCTTGCACTTGAAAGGGAGATAGGTGAGGAACTGGGGATTATAGTATCCGTCGGTGATTTATTAGAAGCAGAAGCCATGACCTTCAAAGACAATAAGCCATATCTAATCTTGTTCTATCTCTGTCAGACTAGCTATGAACCAACTCCAGATGGTTGTTGCTATTTCCGTAGTGTTGATATACCAGCGATAAGGCAACAAGTGATTCCTGGCGACCTTTTAGTGATTGATAAACTGATAAGGCGATTTGGCTGAATTGCCCAAAAGGAATATAATGTGCTATAATTTTAGATATGAAACCTACAAAACTGAAGTTGAGTCCAGAAATCACTAACCGAATCCCTATAGTATTAAGTGAGGAGATTGCAAGTACACTCAATGAAGGACGGGAGAATGATGCTGCGGCTCTTTACTTATGTGGCCCAGCGTACCTTCTAGGGGTCGCACTAGCAGCACAAATAGTAGAAGACAATGCCAAACATCAAGACGATTAAGTACCTCACCCAGGACGAACTCAAGAATCTCCTGAAGGTTATCGACAACAAGCGCGACAAGGCTATATTCCTCATTGCCTATCGGCACGGGCTCCGGGCTTCTGAGATAGGCATACTCAAGCCTAGCGACATTGATTTATCCCGAGGCCGAATCAGAATTGAGCGCCTTAAGCACTCCCAAGGTGGCGAGTTTCCTCTACAGCCTGACGAAATCAAGGCAATCAAGGCATGGCTCAAGGAGAGGCGGGACAACAATCCTTGGCTATTCCCAAGCCGTAAAGGACAGCCAATCCACAGGCGCACCCTAGACTACATGATGAAGCACTATGGGAAGAAGGCCGACATACCCGAGGACAAATGCCACTTCCATGTCCTGAAGCATAGCATAGCCACTCACCTACTGGATGCCGGCGCCGACATCAGGTTTGTCCAAGACTGGATCGGCCACAAGAATATCCAGAACACGGTCGTATATGCCCATCTAAGCCATCACACTCAGGACGACCAGGCAAGGAAGTTTTTTGCCAGCCCGATGATAGTTAGTGGCTGAGCCTCATATTGTCCACCGGACTCGCCTTCTCATGTGCCAATATAGCATCACCAACTCCCAAACTCTGCACATATTTCCGCGTCATTTGCAAGGTCGTGTGACCCAACAAGCACTGAAGGTTGAACTCACCCATCCCGTTTCTGAGGCAGCTTACCGCAAAAGTATGCCTAAAGGTATGAGGTGAGCACCGGGCATCGGTAATCCCTGCCCTTTTGCCAAGGCGCTTGATTAGCGACTGGATTCCACGAGCCTTGATGGGCATACCCTGGTCGCTCACCCACAAACAGGGGAACTTGTCCTTTCGCATAAGTAAGTACCTCAGCATAGCCTTCTGGGTCTCCTTGCCTACCCTGACGAACCGTTCCTTCCTGCCCTTGCCCATGACTTTAATGATGCCGTTGTCGAAGTCAATGTCGGTTATCTGGATGGCCGCCAGCTCCGAAAGTCTCAAGCCAGTATCCAAGAAAGTGAGGATGATTGCCCGGTTGCGATAACCTCGAAAACCATCCTCGCCCAGCACTACAAGCATACGCCTTATGTCCTCCTGACTGAAAGGCTGGATCACCTCTTTCGGAACCCGGGGGGGTCGCATACGCTCAAAAGGGGTATGCTCCAATATGCCTTCTTGAACTAACCAGTTAAACAACCGGTTTACGCAGCCGTAATAATCATGGACCGAGGACGCTTTGATGCGCTCCCTTAAAACAAGCAGAAATACCCGGACATGGTTGGGCGTGACATCGCTCGGTTCTTTTGCCCCCTGGGAATGGCAAAAGGCGATAAACGCACCGATCTTTTGTGCATAATCCTCAATAGTTCGTGGGGATAATTCGTTGACTTTGCAGGAAAGCAGAAATATTTTTAGTTGCCCGTGTAAAGTTGTATCTGATTTTATTATGTCAAGATAATTCAGATGCCCACTTTTCGTAGCTAGCCAATCGGGGCGATTTGTGATATTCAGATGCTCTAAATCCATACATTTTCGGGTCCCCCAAGCATTTTTAGCTTCAATATCGGGGTGAGAGGATTCGAACCTCCGACCACCTGAACCCCATCAATATGCCCCGAAACCAAGCAATTTACCCGGTAGGAACCCTATCCCTTTCACATCTGCCTTAGTTTGCGTACATACTCGGTGATAACGCCATGGATGAGGACGCCTTCAAGATGGTATTTACCACTATTGTCAGCAAGCCATTGCCTCCCATCACTATCCTCACTGTACCGCTCCACCGCAATCTCCCCTTCCATCTCTACCAGAACTAGGTCGCCGTTAACTAGCGTGGTAGCACTATCGACAATGAGTGTGTCACCATCTCGTATTTCAGGCTCCAAAAAGAGTCCTTCAATCCTATAGCCACGAAGTGTCTCTGGCGGTATCTTGGCCCGAGTACTTACCACGTAGTCAATAGGTTCCATATCCTTAATTCCAGCATACACGGGGATATAAGCCTTCAGGCTTTGCTCCACTAGTTGCCATGTATCACTTGGTGCTGTCTCCCCTACGAGTTGTGCTAATGTGATATTCAATCCTCGTGCAAGTTTCTGAAGGGTATCCCGCCTAGGGTTTTTAGGGAAACCTAATTCCAATCTATAAATATACGTTTCGCTTATACCGGAAAGCTTGGACAAACGATATTTCGTTAGTCCTTTTGCCTCCCGGAATGCTTTTAGACGGGCAGCCAAGGTTTCTAAAGTCACTTTGTATCCCTTCTAATTCCACGGTGTAAATATTCTACTTCACTGTTTGCTATTTTGCAAGCCTTGTAAAAAAAATAATAAAAAGTGCCAAAACCCCTTGACAAAAGGGCAAGCATTGTTTTACAATATACAGAGTAAGCAAAAAGGCAAGGAACACCTTACAAAGGGGAAATAGAATGAACGAAAGGCAGTTGGAAATCTTTAAGGCAGAACTAGAAAAACAGGGATTGAACTCTGAGCAATGGGAGGATTGGTTACAGCAAGCATCAGAAACTTGCTTTGCTTATGCTGAAACCCTAAAACAGACTGAACCCTACGCACATTCCACTATTTCAGTATTAAAGAAAGCAGAGGAATCTTTATTATCTGCCAAGTAGCATTTAGATAAGGGGAAAATGCAAACAACATTATCGGTTCTCATAAAAGCGGTAGAGGGCGAGATGGTAAAACGCAAGTTAGACCAGCGAGCCTTCTGTTCCCTACTCAGAATACACGAAACTAATTGGAGTAGAGTCAGAAACGGGAAACGCACCCCGAGCTTAAATCTACTCACCTTACTAAAGCAAAAACTACCAGAGGTGGGTAATTATGTCGATGATTACTTGGACCACAGAAATTTACCAAAAAGAGGAAAACAGGGAAATGACGGCGGGGAAGAAAAACCTCTCAAAAAAACAGGGGTTAAAAAGACCTCGCCATACTTAGGACACGGAAATCCCGAAACACCCCCCGAAAAACCTAGCAAGAATGCGGCTGGAGGCTAAATTATGGCAGAAGAAACAAAAGAACCAGCGACGAAAACAGAACGGCTGAGGCAATTTATGGATAGTTGCCTACGGGATGATATTGACAGTCTGCATGGATTCCCACTCAAGGAAACATCAATCAACCTTGGAATAGGTATTCTCATGTTGTTAATGGCAGCGCTCCATTTACTATATGCGATGTGTCAATTTGCTTTTAGTTTGGTGGCTGCCATTTCCGATTTATTTGTTAAGGGCTTGGTGAAAATCATGCCAGCGCCGAAGATGGATGTTAAGGAACAATAATAATCATGCAAACCAACCACGTAGCACCTCAATCAAATCGCCACCTCATCACCTTGGCTGTAGCCTTTGTGCTACTCAACGCCCTAGACGCCTATCTCACCTTATTAGCAATAGACAACGGGGCAACCGAACTCAACCCAATAATGAGGGCATTACTGGCACAGCCAGAGTGGGTGTTCTGGTCGTCCAAGATAAGTTGGACATTGGTGTTCACTTTAGCCCTGATTATTGCGGCGAGGAAATGGCTAACCCCGGTGAAAAGGATACTGACCCTTCTGGTCATCATCACCGCAGGGATTTGCCTTTTCAACTTAATGGGAGCGGTGCTATGACGAGGAATAGAGCAATCCCGAGGACGCCATTGTGGAAGAGGCTCATGTTTTGTATCTTCTATACCTACTGGCACCTATATGTGAGACCTTTCAGGGTGGGCAAGGAATTACAATGAACACTACCATCTTTTTCATTTCTTCCTCCTTTTACTCCTTTCTTTTTGATAAGCGGTGGGGGCTACCGACGCTCCCGCCGCTACATCGAGGGGAGTCTAACTAAATGAAACTGACAAGAGCTGATGCAGGGAAAATCGGCGGCACCGTTACCTCTGAGGAATTTAAGAATCCCCTCAAGGTTGAAGCTGGGCGCAAAGGTGGGATGGCCACCCTAGAAAGACATGGCAGGGACCAGCTTGCCGAATGGGGCAAACTCGGAGGGCGCCCTCGGGCATTAACTCACGACGAAATCAGGCAGCAACAACTTCTTGAGCAAAACAATAATAAGGAGGTGATAACGGATCCCCCGGGAAGCCTGACTGAGCTCAAGAGGCTGCACAAACTGCGCCGCGGGTCGAACGGCATCTTTGAAACACCACAGGCAGGGATTGCCCAAAATACCCCAAGTGAGCAGTCCCTGCCGGAAAGGGAGCGAGTGTAACACCCCCATGCTTATTATAAGGCTGAGTGGAAAGGCAAGGCAAATCTTTGAGGTGTTTGCTCTGTTCTGCAAAAGGTAGGGCAATAAGAAAATCATTGAACTAAAGGAGGCACAACATGGCAATTAGCGTAAACACAGAGGTTTTAGGTGAGTTCGCGGAAATGGGCTATCACTTGAGGGAAGATGGGGATCACATCATCGAACTGCTCTTTAAGGATTCCCATGTGGATTATTTCAGCCAAGTCGGGGCAACCCCTAAAGTATTGCAGGATAGTTGCCAACGAGACTGGAACCGCCGGATGGAAACGGAGACTTATTAAAAAGTGCCACAAAGAATGACATTGGATAAAGCCTTTGAACTCTTGGAACTAGACAAGAATTGCGGATTTGAAGGTGCCCCTGCTGATTTAGAACAGGCTCACCAGATAGGTATTGAGGGGCTGCAACGCATTAAGGACATTCGAGGCTACAAGACTTTGATGGCTGTGGCAGTCTCAGACCCTGGCAGATTGCTACCAAGTGAGGCAGCAAAATGACTACTATCTTACCAACTCTTTCTTCATTTCCTCCTTTCTTTAGCATAGGTGGCGAGAGTGTACTTTGCTCTCGCCACCACTCGGAAGATGGCGGAGAACCCCAATTAAATATATCCTGCCAAGCTTGCGGAATGCCGCTCATAGAGATCGAGTTTAGAACACACTTCCGTATCGTCTGCGACAACGACTGCTGCTACCTATTCAGGGAAAGACAAGGATGTCGAGCGAAGGAATCGGAGGAGATACCCGAGAAAACTAGCACTACCAACAGGCTGCTCATGCCGAGCTATAGTGCATACAAGGAAGAGAAAAACCAAAATTACCGACTCCTACGCAACTTGGGTGTTTCTTGCAGAGAGGCGATGGCTATGACAAGTCGCAAACAGACGAGAATCTACCTTGAACGGATACCAGCAAAAACATAAAACGATGGCTCAAAGAGCCACAAGAGATAGAAAATAAAAAGAAGGAGGTTACAAATGGGATACAAATACGCTAAATGGACAGACAGAGTAGCAGACAAGCTCAAGATGGGCAAGGAAAACTGGATACACGTGGGGATAGCGGTAGGCATCGCGGTACTTATCAGTGCCATAGTCCTGATTACGCAGGCTCCCACCAAGGGCGAGTACAACACCGATATGGTCAGGATAGACAACGACCTGGTAACAATGGGTGCATACGTCGCCGATATGGACACTGAACTTACAGACCTCACTGGCGATGTTGGCGAATTGGAAACTGGTGCCACAACCCGCCAAGAGCAGCTAGACGGCGTAAGCAACACAGTGGCATTGCACACAGGCAGTATCAACTCGACAAAAAAAAGGGTGACTACTATTGAGGGCAAAATCACTACGATAGAAGATGAACTGGCCACGGTAGGTAGCCCGCCTGAAGGGTATTTGACTGGCACCTATGGCAACTACACTCTGCACGCAAAGGCGAGTGATGCTGGCAACTTCACTGCCAACATACATCTTGTCTACTCGACCCCCATAGCCGTAGGCAACGGCACCACCTACAACCAAGCCGTGCAAGCCTTTTGTGACGATATAGACTGGGTAGCAGCCAATACTACGAAATATGCTTGTACGGTAATTTATACCGGAACGGCTTGGGGCGTAAGCCAGGTGTGGTTCAACATAGGCACATTCAGCCTAGAAGAAGGCACAGAGAAAGCCATCAGCATAAAGTTTGGCGGCCTCAACAGCACCTACGAGCCTGACTTCGCCTATGTGGAGGTGTATCCTGCACTCAAATAAAAAATATGTAACTGAGTAAGAAAGTAACAAAGAAAGAAGTAGAAGTATATATAGAAGTAGAAGTATATATAGAAGTAGAAGTAGAGAGACAACAACTAAAGTTACTTGGAATACCCTACAAAGGTTACACGAAAAGTTACACGAAATAGGCCAACAATAGGAGGGATACGATGCCCAGAGGACCTAGAAGGTGGATAAAGATTTTTTGTTATGAAACTCTGCATGGCAGCGTTAGTTATCAGCTTACCGAGGCCGAGCAGTCGGTTTGGGTTAAATTATTGTGCTTCGCTGGGCTATGCGGGAATGAAGGCTTGATTGCTGACCATGATCTACACCCCTTCCCACATGCCTTCATAATCCACGAAATTCATACCGATGTAGATGTTTTTGAGGAGACATTGGAAAAGTGCAAAACCGAGGGACGCATTAGCGAGGATGGGCAGGGCATACGTATCGTAAACTGGGCTAAGTATCAAAGCGAGTACGAAAGGCAAAAGAAGTACCGGGGGAAAGAAGCTAGTCAGGACCCGGACAAGTTTGTGACAGGCAAATACGGACACATGGTTAGGCGAACAGGAGGCGATAATGATGAAGAATAAACTTGCAGTGTCCCTAGTAGCCAGTATTATGTTTTTATTGGCTTTTTATATACCAGTTTATTCCGACACATCCACTGTCCAGATGCCGTACTCTAGTTGGGATTCGCTAGGTGGGCAGAATGCCTCTATTTGGTGTAGGCTCGGGCAGCGCTTGGTGATAACCGACAGAGCTGTAACCTCGATAGGCTATGCCGTGTGGCGCGTGGGCAACCCTACCGGGAATGTCACGCTGTCCATACGCAATGCCGAGACGGATGAGGTGATAGTGAGTAAGCTCTGGGGCGATGCCAGCGAATCGCCAGAGGTAAAAGAGGGTGGCTATCGAGACGTGCTGTTCATTAAGCCACTAAGGATAAATAGTGAGGTAAGGATATGTGTGGAGTATTATGGGGGCAACGAGACGGATCACTGCGCTGCGGGATACTTTACTGGCGACAAGATAACCGGGGAGTGCTACACCAACTATTACAACTACGGCACTGATGTGGACGGCTGGCACGATATCGGAGAGGCCGAGGAGGGCTCGTACCGTTACACATATATTGGTGAAGACGTGAACCCAGATGGTGTTCAACCTAGCTGGTGGCTGTTGATATTCACAGTTGTAGGGTGTGTGGTTGGCTGCATACTTGCTGTAAAATTCATCGTACACAGGAAGCGGAGTGGTGACGCCTAAATCACTTTCTGGTATCGTTCCCTTTTGGCATCCGCAGCCTCCGGGCGTTGAAAGTTAACACCCCAAATTTTCGATAGTAAGCGCTTCAAGATTTCGTCGTAGGTCTCGCCTTTGTGAATAGTTTGGCTAGCGAGGAAATCTTTCAGTCCCCTAGTGATCTGGATTGTAGTTATATCCCTGCTCATTCTATAGACACTATAGCACTTATAGGGGTACCTGTCAAGTATCATTCTGCCAAGAACCTTTATATCATCATGTGCCCCCCCTTAACAAACTATTCTGCCATTCGCCTTAATTACCCTCCACCGGGGATTATCTTGGTTACAAGCCATTGGCTGCCAGATAGTGTCACGATGTACTTGTAATTGTACGGTCGCACGGAACCCCATAGAGGCTCTCTGACTCCTCCCTGAACGAGAATGACACACCGGTCCTGGTCGCTCTCTAGGGTCGTCAGTGTGTAGTCCACTATTTCTTCAAGTGGCCACATAGGATGGTTAACACTCCATCCCCCTCCCCCCACGAGCACCTTGTATACCTCTGTGTTTGTAAGGTCTGCTAATCTATCTCCCCTACCTTTGTTGAACGCATTTATGGTCGCACGAACCACTTTTCGAGCCGCAGCATCTTCGTTTCTTGCAAAAATATCCTCAATTCTGTACATCACGGAGTCCTTAATCCCAGCGAAAGGCTCAATTCCTGCAAAAGCGCTTACTGTCATCGCCATAAATGCAACAATAAGAAAAATAGCAACAACAGTTCCTACTTTTATCCTGTATGCCCTCAGGACAGATATATTCCAGAACAGAACCCCGATATCTACTGCAAGTATAATGCCTCCTATGATAGGGTCAGTCTGGTTAGTAAGAAGTAGGTAAGCGATCCAAACCACAACCGCAGCACAAACAACAACCAACAGGATTAAGAATGTTTTTTCATATAATAACTATTATGTCACAAGTTAACCCTTATAAGTAACCCCCTCTTGACAGGATATTCTGTCCACGGTATAATAAATAGTATGGGAACACAGGTATGGAGCGTTAAAGAAGCAGCCAAAGTTCTTGGTATATCTGAGCGAAGGGTTACGAAGTTATTAAACGAAGGTCGAATAAAAGGTAAAAAGCTAAATAGATTTTGGGTAGTTCTTGAACTTTCTTACACCAAGAAAAGGAGGTGATGTATGAAATTAAAATAAAGTGCCCCTAGCCAAACAGCTAAGGACACTACCGAGAGAACCTTTTCCAAGAACCCTCAGCATTTTTATTATAACCAAGAAGGAGGAACAACGCAAGTGGAGATACTAAGAATGGATTTAGAAAACAAGGAAAGGTTAGAGCAACTAGTGGAGATGAAGCTGGCTCACATGGGCATATTTGAGGATGTCAGCATCAAGGACGACTTGAGATTCCGAACTGCTATTAGGGAATACTTTGTCGGGATGCTCCAGGAACACCTTAACAATAGCGAGGAAAATATCCTGACTGGGTATTTCGATGACTCTGAATTGGCAATATGGGGTTTCCTCGTCGGCTACAAGGCTTGCCTTGAGAGATAGTTAGCTTAGCATAAGGAAATTGAGAGGGAAGGGGACGAAAGACAAGCGGGACTAGCTATCCCCTTCCTTTCGGCTTTTTGTGATTCGTTTGTATTCCTTATCTATCCATTCCATGGATGTCATGCTAGGATTTTGTTGTCGGGTTTGTTGTACTTTCTCATCCCGAAGCTTTATTTCTTGGCGTTCCTCTTGGTTCCTCTCATTGATATATGTGCTATAACGGATGCTCCCTATACTTGCTAAAAGGATAATAACACCCCAAGTAATATACCAACTGTCCTTAATTATACCCGCCAAAATCAAACTTAGAATACCGATACCAATGCCAGCTTGCCCAGCTCTACGGAGAAAAATTGCACCTTTGCCCATATGCCAAATTTAACCATAAAAAAGAGAGATTGTCAAGCTAATCAGAGAAGGTAGGCGGTATCATTAAAATGTTAAGCCTCGCCTCTTACGCCTCGAGAACGTGAGTTTGCGGCCATGCCTCACGCGTGCTGTCACGACACCCATAGGTACTTCTATCAGCGATGGCACCTTCCCAATAGACTTTAGTGACCTTCTTGGCGAGTGCCTGCCTTTTGCTACTTTGCCCCATGGTGGCCTGTGCCTGGAATACACTACGTCGGGCTTGCTGCCCTTGGTTCGGAAGGGTGGGAATACGCTGATATAGTACATACCCTGTTTCCAGACAGCGAGAGGTGGGCTTTCACGTGGCACCCTTTCTTTTCTAAGATGGGTTGGTTTAACTTTGGCTGGCAGGTGACGACCGGGATAACGACTGGTATATGGACTTGGGTAAGGGCTTGGTGATGGACTCGGTGAAGGCGTAGGAGATGGGCTAGGACTAGGTGATGGGCTAGGACTAGGCGATGGGCTTGGTGATGGACTCGGTGAAGGCGTAGGAGATGGGCTAGGACTAGGTGATGGGCTAGGACTAGGCGATGGGCTTGGTGATGGACTCGGTGATGGTGATGGTGACGGTGATGGTCTTACCGATGGGCTTGGGCTACCAGATATAGCCGATGAAACCAAACTCGGCGACGCAGAGGGGCTTGCCTGTACCACATATCCCGACGGTGCCGCGGATATTATCGGAGAGTATTTTTCTATTTGAGCCCTAACTGATGGCGACAATTTAGGTACAAAGGCTGCTGGGATGCTGATTGAAACATAGGGAATGCCACCGGATGGCGTAACCGATGGCGATACAGTCCAAAATGCCCATCTCTGCGGGCTGGCCGCCGCCGCCTTCAATAATTTAGCAGGGCTATAGCCAAAGGATGCCGCAAACCTGTTTGCTATGTTCGCACCCTTGTAGTTCAACAATATCACATAGAAGTCTGCGATATCGTTGATTCGGTGAGCAGCAGGGGCTATCTTGTTTATCTGGAAGCTGGTAATGGAACCGGCTTTGCGGAGCCCTGTCTCACTCAAGGTCATTATATGTAGTTTCCCTACTCCCGGCACCTTCATCTTGATCGGTGACTCGTGGTACATATACCCGTAGGCGCCCTCGGCGGTTATAGGGCTGTCAGGAGTTATACCCTCGGCGTGAATATCTGTTATCTTCACCCACCGTCCATTGGTCCATTTCTCTATCGTCCCCGCTTGCTGAGGGTTTACCCTAACCTTTATCCCTAGTTTGCGCAATTCACTCATTATATTGGATACAAAAGTATCAACCTGCTTGGCTGTCATTCCTGTCTGGATGTCAATGTCATGCCACTTTCGCCAATCACGCAACACATCCTTTAATTGGGGGCGCATGGTAGAACTGCCGTAGACCAATTTGACTAACCTTTTCCATTTGTTTGAAACCGCAACTTTCAGTACAGCGGCAATCTCATTCGGGGTTAATCTTTGGCTGCCAGACAATATGGCTGTAGGTTCAATCTTGGCCGGAGTTGCCCTCCGTGCGAATGAAGGGACTCCCTCGGACCACACGGTTTTAACCTTGGCTATGTCGGCTGCAGATACCCCCATCCGCCTGAGTGCATTTGCCGTCCCCAAAAGCGTTGTCTCAATCTTGGTGACAGGATGCCATCCCTCGCCTATCTCGCTCAGCATAGGGCGCTTAATTCCCCATGTCCCTAGGGTCGGTCTTCTATTCGATATGCCGAATACCGGCTTGCCGTTTAATTGAATACCGCGCCACACTGTAACTTCGGTCCCCCTAGTTGTGGGGACTTTCACTGCCGCAGGACCAGCAACCTTCCCAAGTGCAAATAAAGCAGGAAGAGAGATAAGCACGGTCCCGGTAACTGCCAAAGCCTTCTGCGCGGTCGAGAGTTTGTCCCAGTTCCGGACGGTGCTATATGCGACAATTCCTCCAGCCCCCGCTGACACAAAGGGCAGGACATTCTTGGGGATAAATGGAAGCGTCCACGCCGCTATCTGTGCACCGCCAATAGCCCATTCGAGGGGTTGAATGTCCTTAACTTTGACCTCCGGCAATGCCGCTCTGGTGGGAACAAAGAATAAGGTGGCAGCACCCTCAATGATATATCTGTTAGCGGCCGCAGACGATATAATCGCGTAGTTTGCGGGATGCAGGCCGATTTTATCCTCGACTTTGCGTACTATTGAGCGTGCTTTCCATCCTATGTCGCCAAACCCTGTTTTTGAGTTGATATAGGTTTCCCATTCTTTGTCAGACAATAGAGGCTTAGCTTTGCTATCCCAGCTAGTAATAAGCCGCTTAAACTCAGTGCTGCTAATTTGTCTCTGCTCATTGTCTGGTAGAAGATCGCTGCTCTTAGGGTGAAACACAACCACGCGGGACCAGTCGCCGGGCAAGGCGACATTAGTTTCTAGGCTGGTCTGGTAGGCATCATCAACATTCTGGCACGTGTCCTTATCGAACCCCGCCAGCAGCATCTCGTCTGTTTTAATGCCCTCAGCTCTTGCCTTAAATAGATTGTAACCGTCTTCTACTTTGTAAGGCTCAAGTTTATCCAGCGCCGCCTCCCTAGCTGCAACATCGGCATCAATAGCCTTCTTGACGGCGTTATAGCCCTCCCTCTCGGCTATCTCCGTATAATTAGTTCCGTATTGCTTATCGTATTCCCTCAGCTCATCTAGGCTCTCTTGGGTTAGCCATCCACCTACTCTTTCAATTTCCCTCTCATAAGCCTCATAACCCTTATTTAGCAAAATGTCCTGAATACTGGAAGGTATCTTTTCAAAATCGTCCTTGGTCATCAAGAGCCCGTCTGCCAATACAACATTATTGTGTGCTAATTTACGAGCATCATTGACAGCATCCACCCCGAACAATTTCTCAAGGTCGACTGGGCGAAAACTGGCACCAGTTGTTACGGAATCTTTATACATTAAAACGATGTTGTAGCCATCTCTAAGTAGATAGTCTTCCTTCCATGTGGCCCCCTTCTCAGTCAGGTAGCCCTTAACGTTATCGGTCACTTGGGCTTTCTGAGCGGTTTGATATGGGAGCCTAGTGTCTTTGAGGATTGTTGATAAATCCTTATCACTCACCCCCCAGTTCCGTGCCATGGCCTCGGCCTGCTCTAAGGATGCGGCATTTCTGATTTTCTCAATTTGCTTGTCCGTGAGGGGAGTCGCAATCTTGCCCCAAGCCGTGTAAGCGGTTTGCTGAGGATGTGTTTCCAGCAGGGTCTTCATTTTCGTTGACTGCTTCGGAATGGCAGTTCCCGCTTGGATGTGCTGTTGTTCGATGTTTGACAGGACTGTGGCCAAGCCGGAATCTCTCAATATGTCTGCCAACTGCTGGTCGCTCACGCCCCAAGCCTTAGCCATAGCTTGGGCTTGGCCTAGGGATGCTGCGTTTCTAATCTGGGCTATCTGGGGAGCGGACGTCGCAGGTGTAACTGTTGGAACTGATGGTGGCGTTATACCCCGCATCTGGAGTTCTTTTTTGGTTAGCCTAATTGCCATTTTACCCTTTCCTTATCGGGTAACAGAGTCGCCACCAACATGAGACCGACCACTTGCGCCTCCTGATGCGCCTGACAGTAAGAACGGGATTCACGCGCCGCTGCATCAGAGTAGTGACCCTGTACCTTCGCCTGCCCACCCTGGTGGGGTTCCTCACCACGTCGCCGGTGTCGGCATCCAATATGCGCCTCATAAGTGTGACGGGTATCTTCCTGTCTTTGGGTATGCCGAGCTGGCGACGCAAAGCGCCGGGCTTCTTTGTCATCGCCTCGCCTATCCAGTATTCCTCTGGCATTTTGGTTTCTCTTACCTTTCTATTCGGAACATACTGGTTCCACACACGGGGCAATTACCCCTGGTGGCCCTAGTGGTACGCTTGCGGTTCCTCAGTATTGTTGGCCGCGGGTTTTGCATTTTCCGCTTGCTTCTGCATTTCACGCAATAAGCTGACATAACGCACCTCCTTTAACGATTCCTGTTTCGGCCTTTTCCTACTCTTTGAGTTCTGCTACATCCGCCACGACCTCTGTTTAATCTCATTCCCCTTCCGCTACCGTCTCGTTTCGGTGTCCCTCTTGGCATTGTTATACCTCCTGCACTCGTTGCTGTCCTATCAGATTCATTATTCCGACTATAAATAATATCGACCCTATGGCGAGCAGGGGGCCAGCGATTTTCGCATCAATAGGCATGGCAAAAGCCCCCCAGATGATTACGCAAATGGACAGGATCACCCTGATCCATGACTTCTTCCAGATGGCGAACCCGAGAAATGCTACCACTAATAGCATTTCCACGATACCAAAGCCATCCCCGGTCAGGCTGAATCCTGTGATTGTGAACGTAGTCGTCGTATCGTCTTCAGCAGCATTCCCTATGCTATCTTGGGCATATCCGGTGGAGGTGCCGTACTCGTTCTGGCTCCATGCCCGGAAGTAGTAGGTGTAGGTGTTGAGGTCGAGGTCGTCCACCGCGACCCATGTGCCATTGCCGCTATAGGTAGAATTGCCATCGAATATGCTGAATGGGTAGCCGTCAGTGCTTACCCTTATTATCGTTATGTTAGCAGCGGTTCCCATATCCCATGTGATATTTACGCCATGGAGAGCCGTCTGTGTGATTTCAAAGTTAGAAGGTGGGTTCGGCACCGTCGCCCAGATGGCCACGGTGACCGTGACAGTAGGATCAGCCGCCAGCACTCCGCCCACGCAGAGTCCCAGCAACATCACTCCTAGTAGGATTCCTACGAGGATTCTAGTTCTGCTGTGATAATGTACCATCTTGATTCAACCGCTAGAGTGACGAGCCCTTCTGGTGTTATGTCCGACACCCTTATCCTTACCTCTGTGTATTTCCCTTCGTAATGGACATCCTCTGGCATGGCGAAGATAATCACCTGCTCGTGGTACTGCCCTGCCTTGAGGGACACTTCAGGCTCGGTTATGGTAATCCAGGAGTAGTATTCCTCCGGAAACACTTGATAGAACTGCTTGAGCTTGTTTGGGTTTGGCTGCTCAAGGCTTATTGAGAAGGTTCTGTCCCTATCCTTGCCGTTGATAATCGTCAAAGGAGCAGAACCGCTCCAGCCAGGGTACACATTCCTGAACTCCACCTCAGACTGTAATATGCCAAAGCCTTCATCAAGACTGGGTACGCCACTCTTGAAGTGCATAACGCCGAAGTATGAACCAGCGGCTATCGCCATTGCCAGAATGATGCCTATTATTATCTTCTTATTCTTCATAATGTACACTTATCCTTTAAGCCTATTCGGTGCACTGACTTTCAAACTTAATCGGTGGTTTTCCACCACTGCTTAGCAACTTAGTGCTTGCTTGCGACTAGAGTAACCGTACCTGACTTCTCGTTGCCGTCTTCAGTACCACCAAAACTGCTTGGTGCAGTGAAGTTCATAGACCAGTCATTAGTACCATCAACGGCCAGCCCGGCAGCAGCAGTTATGTCGTTGTACTCCGCTGAGGACTTAACCTCCACGTCATATACGGTAGGAGTTGCTTGTTTGTTGGCGAAGAGGGTGTACTGGTCAGCAGCAGTTGTAGCTGCTAAAGTCCAGTTAGGAGTTCCTGTTAGGTCAGTACCCTGGATTGCGACATCCACTGTTACGCTACCCGTGTTGGTAATCTGCGAGTAGTCATCGTCCTGTACATTGTCGACACTGAAGTATTTGACATCGTCAACTACCACAGCGCCTATCCCCCAAGTATCCTCGGAGTTGGTGATAGCAACAAGCTCAGCCGTAACGGTTATCGAGACCGTCGGGTTGGCGGCTACCAGAGGCAAGGCGGACCCTACCAGCAAAGACACAGCCAGCACTAGGCTTAGTGCTATTCTTCTAAACCCTTTCATCTTTTCTCACCTCCTTTCAATTTATTTTATAAAAGCCTAATCGACCATAGGCTAGGAACTTTCACTTGCTACCAATGTTATTGTCGCTGACATTTGCTGAGCATCATAACCACTTAGCGAAGTGGGCATATAGATTTTCAATCCCCAATCCTGTGTAGCATCCTCCGCTAAATTACTCATCAAAGTGTTGTAGGTCTCGGTTTTTCTCACTATGACATCAAAGGTGTCATCCTCATCATCGAGTCCTGCTTTCAGCCCATAGATATTTTCGCCAGGAGTTGCCGTGTCAGATAGTGTCCAAGTATCATCGCCTCCCGTAGCATCCGTCCCGTAAATAACCACGTCAACCGCACAGTTTCCCGTGTTCTCTATGGTGAAGTAGTTTATGGCTGTGTTGCTGGTGGTGTTTACCTCTAAAATGCCAAAGTTGTTGCTATCGGGAGTATTTGTTATCTCGGCAGATAACGTCTCCCATTCTCCCCAAGCTCCATGAGTAGGTTCTGGGTCAGTAAACTTGCGGATGATGAAATTATCTATCCATGTATCTTTACCTGCCTGATTTAGACCAACAAGTTGAATTATATCTGCAAGTGCTGTGTGTCTCATAGTGGCACCCTCTTTTATGAGTATGCCGTTATGCCAAATATCAAAGGTATGTGCCGTCCAGTCTATATTGTTGATTTCATACAAGTCCCAATCATCGGGAGTGGCAGTTACACCCGTATCACGGCTAGCCCCGTCGTAGTAATATATCTTCTCATCTGTCTCAGCAAATATCTGAATTAGATAGTCAGCATCTCCATGATAGAAAGTAAACCTCGCAGCATCTTCCTTGTATGCTCTCCATCTGATAGCATAATCTTCACCCGCAGTTTGGGATATTTCAGCCTTCGGCAGTGTTGCAGTCCCAACCAGCTTCATGCTCCTAGTGCCTTGATAGGCTTGACCAGTTGAGATTTCTACTGTTCCTTGTGCTTCTGTCCAATCACCACCTACTTCATCACCATCATTACCTCTCTCGAAATCATCGAAGGTTATGAAGGTATTAGCCCCATTGCTTGCTGAGCTCGCCCCACTCTTACCGCAATAAGCATAAATGGGGACTGTTCCAGATTCTAAGCTATCTTTTACTTCTAACCAAAAAACAGCAGGGTCAGCAGTTAAGTCCTCACACCAGTGGTCTAGCTCAGTTTCTCCATCATTATCAGTAAAACGAATGTCATTAGGGAAATCAGTGCAATGTCCATCTACATAGAGCACATTCTGAGGAATCCAGCCATAACCAATAGAGGCATTGGTCTTGGCATTATCAGGACAGCCGTAATACCAGAAGCGGAGTTTCTCAGTTCCAATATCTTGCTTGAGAATATAGAAGCATTCAATGCGGTAATCATCCCATGAGCCTCCACTGCCTAATTTAACAATCGGATTTTCAGAACGTCTTGTCCAATTCACTAAATCTGTGCTGGTGGCAAAACCTAACTCATACATATTTGCAGCAGGACTATTATCATTACCGTTATAGCCTAACAGGTATTTGCCAGCCTCAATTTCTACAACTCTGGGGTTTGCAACATCTGCGCTATCCCAGCCACTTGGTGCCTGTTCAAATACAGGAGCGCCAGAGTTTAGGGCACTCCACGAAATACCATCAGCCGATGAACCTGCCCAAATCTTAAAATGCCCAGCATCGGTTGTCTCATAAGCCTCAAAAAAGAAGTAATAGTTATCATTGGATGCAAGAATAACATGGGGAACACGAAAGCCAGCAGCACCCACATTTGTCCATGTGGTTTTATCAACAAGAGGGTTATTTACTGTATCTTTTGACCAACTAAGACCATCGGTAGAGGTAGCCCTGCCTAGCTTTCCTTCGCTGTTACCGCTAGAATCCACGCCAACATAAAACATCTCATAGTCGCTTGTACCATGTTTTATAACTCCAGCAACAACCACATGGACTTCATCAAAATCATCCACACCTCCTACGCTCAAAACAGGGTTACTACCATATTTAGTCCATGTATAACCATCACTAGAAGTTGCACGTCCTACCTTAGCGTTGGTTCCATCATCGCCACTGTAGTAGAGGATATAATTTCCATCTTCCTGGACGGCATTGCCGTCATCATCTACCATAAAAACAAAGTCGGTTATTTTGTTATCATCCCACCCAGAGACACTAGGCTCTAAAACAGGATTGCTGCCATACTTGACTGCACCTTCGTACTGAATCTGCTCATTCCAACTATCGGTTACTTTGAGCTTTATCGGATAGCCAGTCCCAGCACCAGTAGCACCAGTTAGGTTGTGACTTTTGCGATAGCTCCAGCCTGAAAGCCAATCGGGATTAGCCAATACCTTCTGATCCGTCCCTATGGATAAGAAGTGCCATTGCGTCCCTTCCGGGAACGGGAATACGGCAGACAGTATAATCAGAGTACACATGACAGCCGTGATGGCTATGGCAACAACTCTCAGAAGTGCCTTATTCCGCATGGTTTGCCTCCTCAAGCGGCTTGACGAGGTAGATAATGTCTTGCCCCCTATCAATCCTTGCGAGGTAACCGTTGCTATTGGTGGCCAACTTCTCTAGCCTAGCAACAAGTTTTTCAGCTGTTTTTCTATGTTTGCCAGTTAGATTTGCCATAGCTTTTTGTAACTGGTGGAGTGAAATGCGCCATCGGTTTGGTTCCTCCTCCAGCACCGCTTTGTTCGCTTGAGCCAATTCAATAAAGTCATTGCCCCAAGCTCGGTAGACGCCTTTCAAGAGAGTGTTAAACTGCTTAATCTCCCGCTGCTCCATTTCCAGATTATGCTCTCCACCTGTAAACATCCGGCCTTCGTCTATGTCGAACACCATCTTGTCGCCGACCATTTCTACCTTCCGTGCCCACTGCCATGGGTCAAATATCTGGTAGGTGTTATAGAGTGGCCATACTTTTTGGGCGTTACCCAGCGCAGTACGCCACCTTCGCCCGGGATATCCGGTGAATAAGCCGCTGTAGTCCTCCTCGTCGTAGTAGAAACTGGTACCCTTGTATAGTCCGTGTTCTCTCCCCCAGTCGGTATAGAAGGAATCATGGGCTTCCACCATGAGATCCACCTGGTTGAGTATGACGGAGGGAAGGGATGGGGATTGAGTATCCATAATCACCCGTAGACCCCGCTTCCTTAGCTGGTGGAGAAACTTATCGACCATGATGCTGCTGGTACTCATGGCGCGCTTTCTCTCCACCCATGTGTCTACCTCACCAAGCCCTATAACAGCTCCGGTGAGGCCCGGGTCAAAACTCAATAGAAACTGTAGGTCTAATGGTCTTGGCTGGTTGTCCACCCCTATCTTTTCAGGGTAGAGCTCATAATTGGTGAACACTGGATAACCGTGTTTTAAGGCTAAAAGGAGCTTGCGCGCCACCCGGACAGACTTGCCACCTCCACGATGCCCCAGCACTAATTCTACATATTCTGTGGGGAACCAGTGCTTGAGTTCGTCCGGTAGGTTAACGACATCACGGTTGGTATCTTCAACAAAGTCCTCAAGGTCGACAAACTCCTCATGTCCGTTGTTTTCAATAGTAGCGAGAGCCTGTTCATTCATCATCCACTTTCTTGTCCTTCTTAGGTTGCTTGCCTGCCCCAGCATACCCTTGCCCATCTCTACTAGGGTGATATGCTGGCATGGACCCGGGCACTAGCATCCCGGAAAGTCCCATCAGAAACTCGTTTCGTGCAAAGCCCTCTACTCCCAATCCAGCCGCAGACATATTGATAATGAATGCCTGTGTCGGTTTGTGGTCGCCGGCAAGCGAAGCGGCGAGGCCATAGTAGCCTCGTAGCTTTGCACTGATTCGACTTCTTAATAGCGTTCCGGCGATAGGAGCTAACCTGTCTGCGTCTGATGGCAGCCGTATAAGTTCCTTCGCGCCGCTCGCAGCACCGATAGGGGCATAGGTACCGAGGTCATCGTACCTTCCCCCAGTTTGCCCTCTCTGCATACTCATTGTTTTATCCTCCCATCATTACGACTATAAGGAAAACCGCCACTATGGAAGCCACAATGACGATTGTTGGCGTCATAATCTTCTTGGCCTGGTCTATAAGCGATGGCTTTGGTTCCGTTTCCAGCTCTATAATCTTTTCAATAGTACCGGCCAATGTGACTGCCCAGCCATAAAGTTGTATAGATGTATACCCAATCTGCCCCTTGGTAATGTCGGGACCGGGTTCTGGAAATACTAACGGGCTGTAATCCCCATTTAGAATTGCGATGTAAAAGGGCCTATGATTCTCATTATAGAAGGTAAATGCCGTATCATCGCCTTTGCTTGCTTTCTGAATGGCCCTAATATCAGATTCGGCATCACTCCCTTCAATCACCTCAATACCCGTTTTCTTTATCAGGTATACCGTGTCTATGAGGTCATCGAGTTCTACTTGGGTCTCTTCCCTTACCTCGTCTTTTACTTTTTTGACTGCACTTCGTTTCTTTGCCATATCATCACCCCAATATCTTGGAGAACAGTCCACTCTGGAAGGCGAATAGGAGTGCTATGACGAGCAATCCACCGATGGTAATTAGAGCCAGAGTCCACATCTTGTCGAACCTGTCTGCCAGGTCTATCCTCTGCACAGCCTTGGAGCACCCCTCGCTAAGAGCGCTGGTCTTAATTTCCTCCTCTTTGTGCTGTACCTCTACCCAGTCAAGTGTTTTGAAACTAAACGGTCTGGCCATAGTTTCATATAGCAAACTGGTCAGGCCGAGGTGTGTCCTTTTACCTTTGGCAACCCTTGTGAAGTTGCCGATACATTCTGGAACCGAGTCGTATGCCATTAGATTCTTGGGGTCGAGCAAGAACGTACCTGTTGAATCTAATGGACGGTGCATTGCGTTTTTGTCTTCACCAACCACAGGGCAGGTAATAGTAGTGGCGCCTTTGTTTTTTTTGCTAAAAAGCCCCATATTATTCCTCTCGCTTATGAAAGCAACCCGACTCTAAGACTAATTCGCTCCAAGAGCCGGGTTGCCTTCTCATAATTTGCTCCGTTACCGGGTTGCTCACATCTTGCTGCGAACTGACTTGAAGCCGATCATGCCTGTTACGAAGGTTATCCCGAGTACATAGAGCAACGGGATAAGCCCCAGGAAAGCACTTAGGCCGGTGTATGAAGCAATATCAGCACGTGCAAGCAGCGCGTCGGTTTGGGTTATGACTAGCGGGAGCATTATGACGGCGACGATTACCACAACAGTGGTGAGGATTGTGCTTTTAACGTCCATTTGCTGACCTTTATAGCCAATCCATATCAGGACGCCACCGAAAAGCACAAGGCTAATCATCATCAGCAATGGGAATATCGTGAGGATTGACTCGCCACCGGGGTACTTGGTCCAGTTTACAGCACTAGCCCCGCCCGTAAGCAGTGGCCCCACCGTATCCATAGCGATGCCCAACATAATCAGGCCAACCACTATGGAGATAACGCCGAGAATTATGGTTTTGAGGTTGGCTCCACCACCGCCGCCAAGCCCACTTCCGCTATCTCCTGTTTTTCTTGCCATCTCTAAACACCTCCTTAATTGGTGTAGATTCTATCCCTGTCGACCTTCAGGGAGGCTTCAACTCCCTCCTATTATTAGGAAAGAGTTATACCCGTTACTCTTATCTGCCTTTGACACTGGAGAACAAAGCCCATAGAGCTGCTACCACCAGTCCTATAATGCAGATAAATGGAATCATTCGCAGGAAAGCAGAGAAGCCGGTGTACTGCTGGTTGGCCTCCCTTACATAACTGATTGCCAGTATTCTGGATGCCGATGCCTCCAGCCCGGTAACTATCACATCATAGGTGACCTCATTGTAGTCCATCACTACAGGAGTGTCGTTTTCGTTGTCGGAAGTCGACGACAATTCGGTTAGATCACCGTAGTAATGTTCATAGCTCAGGGTCTCGGTTGTGTTTGTGACCCCAGCTCCGGTGGAAACATTATAATTCTCGGAATAGGGATCCGAAGCGGCCTCGTTCACCACATCGGGTAACAGAGTCGCCACCAACATGAGACCGACCACCAAGCCGACAATGGCAAGGAGTACCCTTTGCATTAGTTTTAGTGTAAAAGACTACTATCCATATTTTCATACGAACTTGGGGTGCGTGTGGTATTGTTTTTTATTTAGGGTTATACTATTTGTATGCCATTGGGTACTTCAAGGGCTGGCCGTCCATGTCCAGTGGCCGTAATACCTTTCCAAAATGAGAGGAAGGTAGGACTACTGGAAGAGTTCTATGGTGTCTGTGCCGACTTCCACTACCGAGAAATCATGGCGGTAAGCCGAGCCTTGCGGGTCACTCCCCGAGCAGTTGAATCCTGGAAGTACCGAGAGAAGTTCCCTAGATGGGATATCGCTGTAGATGTGATTGAGTGGGCAAACCAAGGCAAACCAGTAGTAATGGTATCCCCATCACAAACCATAACCAATATGATGTAGATATGTTTTAAAGGAGGAAACTTATGGTAGTAGCTGTTAAAGAAAAAATTGTCTCCAAAGAAGAACCTCAGAAAAACACTGAGCCGACATTTCGTAATTCTGATGAAATGACCATTGAAGAACTCACTGACCCAGATTACCGGTTAAAGCAGGTTGTAAAACATTTTGGTAGTAATAAAGAAAGTACACCAGCAATCTGTAGTAAGTGCCACCATTGTCGGCGATAACTGAGGGAGATAAGACTTTGATTAGAAAACTCGCAAGGTGGTTTCTACCACTCACCCTTATAGCCCTTTTGGGCATATTTGCTATTGCCGCTCCGGTTCTTGCCTCGATTCCGCAGCCCACCATCCTTGAAATCCAGGAAATAGCTGCTTATGAAAATGCCAGAGAGGACGGCGACCATCTCTACATCGTAAAATACTATATTGCGATAAACTCCACTTATAATGCTGATGACCTATTTATCTTTCGTCTTCTGGACGAGGACGATGATGAGATTGCCCATGCAACCCCATATCCCTTCAATAATTATGGTTATGGGCTTGGCGTGGTGGCTTTCTACCTTGATGCAGACGAGGCGCCGGACTGGGAAGACAACCTATCGGTTCAGGTGATAGGAAATCCCCTTGTCGATTGGGACGGCGACCCGCCTACTGCGAGTTCCAGCCTCATCGACTGGCATACTGATACCACTGGGCAAATACAGCAGCTTGTCTCTATCAAGGTGATGTCCTTGGCCAGCGAGCTTGAGCGAAACTGGGGTGTGGAGATGACGACCACGACTCAGGGTGTGACAATACTAAGCGATACTGGGGCAGCTTACTTCCTTAGAATAGTGCCGTACCTCGCCACGGTAGCGCCGTATGTGCTGGGACAGTACACCTTTGAGCCGGACTATCCTGTGGACGAAAAGCCGCCTAGCGATGACTATGCCACCTCACTTGTGACGGCGATAGAGGGTACGATCTTCGACTTGAGCGGTCCCGCAAGGTCTATGGGCATAACCTGGGGGGCATTGACCGCGGGAATCTACTACGCCTTTGTGATAGCATTTTTTGTCATGTTGATAGCAAAGAGGGGGTTGAAGAAGGGGATGATGCTGTTGCTGTGGCCATTCGTGATAGCGGGTGCCTTCATTGGTGTTCCGCTGATAGTAACGATATTGGGCGGTTTCCTTTGTCTGCTTAGCACGAGTTGGTTAATCTACAAGGGAGTTTCAGGATAATGTCTAAACGGCTATACCTATCGGTTGTATTGGCGGTAGTGATTATACTCGCCATGGTAGTGCCTGCCCTTGCGGGATACTACACATACCTCATAACGGAGAATACCGGTACGGACTACACCCAACTCGCAATGAACCTCACCCTTGATGTTGACTATCTTGTCGATAACGGCTACATCAGTTCTACTGGACTGGATACGAGGGTTACGGATGCCAGCTATACCGTTCTGCCGCATATGCTGGCTGACGACAAAGTGATGTGGGTGTCCGACCTGGAGGGCAATAGCACCGCACAATTCATCTTCTTCACAGGGCAGGATGCCATTGATAGCTTCCCTACCATCACTGGCCATGGTGGGTATGTTACCGTACCAGACAATGAGGTTCTGGAGCCGGGAGGGATATTCGCCTTCGGCATAGTGGGGTATGTGGATACCTCGGCTGGAGCCAATAAAAACATAATAAGGAAGGATGACGCAGTGGTATTCAATGTGACTGATGATGAGGAGCTTACCTTTGCCATTACTGGTGGCAATTCGCTGGTGGCCTCCAATGTGACAGCTGACTACATGACGATAATGGTCTATTGCGATGGCTACGAACTTTGGATGGAGATAGACGATATTGAGCAGGATAGAGTGGTAGCGTCTTCCATACCGGACACAGCAAACAACTGGACCCTGTTCGAGAACGATGTCATGCCTTATGTCTCCTATTATGGAGAGTGGGTGGGAACAGAATGAAGAGAGGAATAGTTATTGGTTTAGTTATAACACTCATCTTGAGTGCGATTTGGGCTGTGCTACCCTTGCCAGTCTGTGCTATGACGGGTTCTGGCACAGTTGGGGATCCGTACATTATTTATGATGTGAATGACTTACAGAATATGAAGAATGACCTGACAGCCTATTACGAACTCGCCAATGACATAGACGCATCGGCGACCTCGGGTTGGAATGGAGGTGCTGGCTTTGTGCCAGTTGGGGATGCAGTCACTCCGTTTGAAGGCTATTTTGACGGAAATGGATATACAATAAGTGACCTTTATATCTATCGCCCTACTACTCAAGACATTGGCTTGTTTGGAAAGATATATGCGGAGGGTATAGACAGTGTTTTTCAGAATGTAACTATGGAAGAGGCAATAATAGAAGGGAAGTTACATGTGGGAGCATTTGCCGGGGATATTGTTGCCTACTCAGTATTCCCAGTCGGCACAGTAACGCTACAGTATATAAATGGCGTGGACTGTGAGGTGACCTCCAATGGTTATGATGTTGGAGGGCTTGTTGGGCAGATGCTCAACATTGTTGAATTGGATTATTGCTCCTATACGGGAATTGTTGATGGCGTAGGGGGGGCAACGGGGGCTGCCACTGTAGGTGGGTTGGTAGGGTATGCGTCAGGTGATACCACGATATACCGTTGTGCTACAGGGGTTGAAGTAACACAGAGTAATTGGGGGTCAATAGTGGGAGGATTGGTAGGACGCGCACAAGGCCACATAGAGGAATGCTTCTCCGTGGGGAGTGTAAGCAATATCGGGGCTGATCCTGATAGTGCATACGAAGGTATTGGTGGGCTTGTGGGGAAATACGACCCCGTTCCTCAAGACCCTTCCGATATACTGAACTGCTACTCCAGATGTTCAGTGACGGGCAAAGTCGGTACATATGGAGAGTATGTGGCGGGATTAGTGGGCATACACGTGGGGACATATAGCGATATTATAAATTCATATTCCACTGGATTGGTTAGCGGTGGGCTAACTAGGGGAGGGCTGACAACTCATAGTTCCTCAGATTGTTACGATTGCTTCTGGGATATGCAGACATCCGAACAGTCTTCAAGTGCCTGCGGCACGGGCAAGAACACAACCCCAATGAAGACCGAATCTACATTCACCGATGCTGGCTGGAATTTCACGACCATATGGGGTATGGGGGGTGTCGTGAACGATGGATATCCATATTTACTATGGTGGTATGCCCCTTTTGAATGGGAAGACTATGACATCTATCAGGTACTTTGGTTTCAGCCCAACGCCATAATTGAGGGAACGACACTGCCTGATAGAGCTGGGACTGAGGATGGCATAATCACTTGGGGTGCAAACCCAGCGGGAATAAGCATATCCTACTCAGGCTTCGAGATAGAAGAAACATACGAGTTCGAGCCTGTCATACCAAGCAGCCGGGACATCATCAAGCCTGAGCCAGCCGAGATAACCACCGACGTGGGCCTAGAAAGGCTGGAGAATAATCCGTTTCGTCCGCTTGTCCAGGCAATCGCCTCAGTGGGAGGCTTCACGGAAAGGCTCGTGTGGCTGGGTTTGGCCTGGATCATACTCATAGCAGCCATGCTCTTGGTACATCTTGGTCCTGATACACGCGAGGGTGACCAAAGGCCGCACCACTTCATCCTGACGAGCGGGACTGGGCTAGGGCTGGCTATCCTGTTCTATTCCATGGGCATATTCCCGCTATGGGTGCCAATTCTGCTCGCCTTTGGATTCGGCGCGAGTATCGTCTACGAAAGGATGCCGGTATTGTAGGGAGACTAAATGGGACATAGATTATTATTCACCTTCCTGTTCATGTTCGTGGGGGTTTCCATTCTGGTCAGTATCATGCAGGGTGGAGGTGGCATTGTGTCCACCGTTCTAGCAGAAGATATAAGCACCAATGCGACATTCGTGCCAGCCACAAGCACCTCGCTATTTACATCTCCGGACATCATCAGAATAGGGAACGAGAAGATACTGTACTCCTCAGTAAACTCAACGGGGTTTATCGTCCATACTAGGGGCTACCAAGACACCACCGCGGAGGCGTACGAGGCTGGCAGGCGAATCTACAGCACGGAGGCCGGGGTACTCAATGACGCCCTGGGCTTCAACATGGGTGTCTCCATCGAGACCGGTGGTATGTGGGGGATCGTCATGTTACCCGTCAACTTCTTCACCCGCACATTGCCCCACCTCATTGTCCTTAATGTCAATTTGTTTAAGACTCCGGAGCTCAGTTTTATTGCCCTCTTCTGGTTTGCGGCTGGCATTGCCTTACTTGTCACGCTGGCCATTCATATTGCACCCATCGCCGTCACGTTAGTAAGCGGCGTATTCGGATTGATAAGGAGGTAAGATATGAATACACTCACTCAAATAATGTATTATGCCGGTACCTATGGAACCCTCATCTTGACCATCTGCTTCTTCATCAAGGGACTCAGGATTGCCCAGAAGTACGAAGAACAAAGGTGGAAAGAACAATGGCAACAGTTGATACAGAGAGTGGGCAAAACGAAATAGAGCGCAAGTGGATAAGGCTACAGGAAATCGGGCTGTTGCAGTTGCTTGCTATCCCGGTTGTGATTCTGGTTATTGTGCTTGTTAAGGGGTTCACAATTACGGGACCCAGTGCTGCTTTCACCACAAACCTGATTATTCTGACAACATTCCTTTTGGCCACCAGCGGGTACATCTGCTTGAAAATAGGGGATGAGGAGCGGGTGAAGTTGCGAGACAAGGAAAATGGCATTTCCCAAAAGGACTGAAATGGGCTATAAAATTGAAGCTAAAAGGAGGTGGCCACGCCGAAAAAGCCAACTCCGCAAGACGGCCGATAAAGCCAAGGAAAGGCTACAACTCCTAGATAGAATGATGTATAGTCTTTTCAAGGCCCATCCGGTTATCCCTACCATAGAATACGCCTTCAGGCTTATAGGTGACTACGCTGTGGTTAGTGATTCGGAAAGAACCTACTGCGAGGATGTATTAAGGCACTTGTATACACAGGCTTACGCTAGGTATGCCAAATAGGGAGTTAGCAAATTGGGATTGTTTGGGAAAAAGAAGCCGAAGCCTATTAGCCACTATTCAGAGCCAACTGTTCAAGTTATCGGGGAGGAAAAAACTACCCATAGATATTTGACATGCCCATATTGTGGATCACGCCATGTAGTAGGGATAGGTTACGGTGATAGGTTTCAGTGCCAAGATTGTAGACATGTTTTTACTTAATTGCCCATTACAGTTGAAAAACCACCCTGATTTTTGATGCCTTGCAAAGCCAACACGGCTCACTTTATTGCACAAAATATCTATTCTGGGCTATACCTTTTCTTTTTTGTATGGTATAATATCTGTA